GCCGTTTCATTGAAATCTCCTCATTTAAACTAAATTTTCTTGAATCTCCTTTATGTTCCGATTCATTGATTCCCAAACAATCTGTATTTTATACTCCTCTTATAATCTTTTCTCATCATGTCTAATAAGTTGTGGTAATAACCCTCCACTTGTACGGTCGTCATGTCGTATTTGTCTGCCACAGCTTGTAGCATAGTGTCATACCCGTACCATACTATTGGTTTAACCGGTAAGTTTAAATTACTGACCACTTCCTTTACACCTGGTATATCACCCAGCATCATTAAGTATGATGCCTTTCGCATTAATAAATTTTCTGCTGTACTTTCATGAGCCCCGTTAGTAACTTCATACCTATGCTTAAGCCTGACTACATCTGCAGCTAATTCAGCCCTGTCATTTGGCAGTTTACATAATACCATGCTGCAAAATGTCGCCCCGTTATTACACCAATTATCTTTGCTTTGCATATTGAATTTCGTTGCAATATCCTTCCTTAAGCTTTTTATATTCGGTGTTGCATCAAATAACATGCACATATCATCTCCTAAGAATAATGCCAATTTAAGATTGTAAAAATTTTTCTTAACGAAACTTTGATGCACTTGCATGTTTGTTAAGCAATTACCTATAGCAGTCGTGGCTTGGCCAGTTAATCTCATTGATTCCCCTTGGCCCCAATAATTTTTTGACTTGAACCTCCATGTCTCATGCATCTCTCTCCATGATCTTATTACGTCTGTGTGAACCCCCAGTATGTCATACATTGCCATTTCTACATCTATAATTGGCTTGTCTGTTTGCCTATCTTGTTTGGTCAGGTCATTCTCAAAGAAACCTTTTACATTATTACACAATCTAATTCTTGCTGATATTTCATCCGGCCTTAATCCATCTGTGTACAAAATTTTTTCGTTTAATACATCCTTTAACCGATTTTTGACTTTTACAAATAATTTCGAATATATTGCACATATAGATTTCCTTTGCCACACAATTATTCTTGCTTGTTGCTCCTGACTTACGGTGATTGGATTTGATTTTAATAGGCTCTCCACTTTCAGATGCACATTTACGTCGTTTATCGGTTTAGTTATTATTTCCCCACTCAATGTTTCCAACATTTCCCTAATTATGTTATCAGTATCTTTGTTCTCATTTATCCACTCTTGCACATCTAAGGCATCAATAATGAGTCTGTTGTTCCTGTATTCAGTGATGTGATATCTCCAGTCTGTTTTGAAGTAGGTTTCGCATAGCTCTATTACTGTTTTGTATGTGTTTGGTATCATAGTCCTTATAAACACTACTGATTTCATCCTTCCCACAATACTCCTTCCTTCCTCGTAACATACTTTAGTTAGCACAGCCCTGCTCTTTATAGGCCACTTTGACATTACAATCTTCTCTACTTCTATTATCTTCCCAGGTAATTCTCTGCTCTTAATCTCACATGCATTAACTGGTGCATACATAGTTACCCAATTAGTCAAGTCTGTGTCATCCCATAGTTGCATCGATGGCAAATCTGGCAGATCGTACAATGGTTCAATTGCACTTCCGGTGTAAGGGGTGCTGTAAGGTGCTATATATATTTGTAAGCTCGTCTCATCCCACGCAGTTACCTCATTCTCTACATAATTCTGATCCGGTTCATGAATTGTCATTGTATTGTAAGCAATAACATCACTCAAATCTGGACACTTTCCTTCAGATTGCTTCTGCTTTCTTAACGCCCACCAGTCTCCTGGTACGGATTCACCTTTCTTACTTAATATTTTCCACCATTGCTGTTCTTGTTCTTGTTGTGATCCACCCATGGATTGGAACGTCACCAGTATTCCATAACTATGTAGTATTACTTCGTTGCAACTTATTTCTTCTATATTGCTATTCTTTGTCCCATATAAACCTACACTTGTCAAACAAGCAATGGTTATTTTCTTTCCTCTCTTCCTGGCTATTTCATTCAACTTCTCCTTATCATTACTCGTCAACACCAAACTATTGTTTAATCTTTCAAATAGTTCATCCCAATCTCTTAATTGTAACAAGTCATCATCAATATTGTCATATGCTTTACACTTGTTCGAATATGTGTCAAAGAATTTTAACATGTAATCAACTGCTACACCTTCTAGCTTGTTTTGCATTACCACATTTTTTGTCTCTACAGTCTCAATTTTGAACTTCCTACATATTATTCTGGTGCGCCGTTCATCACCTATTTCGGTCACGTACATGACAAAACCACTCCTGAGAATCATTCTGTTTATACTGTTGTCATATGATTTGTTTAACAAGCTTAAACTTATTGGTTTGTCACTATGTATTACCAATTTCTTTGCCTCGCTCATCAATGATCGCTCATCCGACATGTGATGTGATCTATTGTCATAATCACTAACTATTAATGTGTGCCCTTTCATTGTCCCTTGGACTATTGCGCTGCTTCTCGGTGCTAGCATGTTTACTTCATTATGCCTCACTGTTGCTTTATTCAGACTATACATCTTGGCTTTTCCAATTATGGTTGTTGATGGCCTAACTGGTGCTTCATATTTTACATGATAATTAACAAATACCACATTTTCTGGTAAATTATCGTATGAGAATATAACCATCCTTCCGCCCCTGATGCACCAATTTACCAATCTCCAGCCTTCACTTGCTGTAACCGCTCCTAGACTAAGATCTCTGTCTGATGTCAAACAATCTGTTATGAACATGTACCTGTATTTATATAATGTCAAGTATAGTACATTCGGATCAGATCTAGCCCCTAACTGGTTTAGGTTATCATTTACTATTCTATAATGGATATTTAGCCTTCTTTTCTTTGGCATGTGACTCATTAACACTTCCGGGCTCACTAGTTCCATTACTGTGTATTTACTCAACCATTCATTGTGTATGTCTTTGACAATATCATCTATTAATGGTTGACATAAGGCATCAAATGTTAAATCTTCTATGTCCTCATAATGTCTGATGTTCACCAAGCTACAATGCCAAACACTTCGCTGGCTGTCCACCTTTAATGTTATGACTGGTGCATCATAAATATTAATTATCAACGCGTCCCCCAGGTCATCGACTAAACACAAGTTACAACCCAGACATAACACTCCGTTGATTAAGTTACCTTTATGCACACCTTTGTCTCGCAAGTTTGTAACTCCCAGGTTATTACTTGTCAAAAACTTTATTTTTCCATTTTCGTTTAATGCCTCTAATATCGATTCCTTCACACAATAGTTTATTACACCCGGATTTATTATCAATTCTGTTTTGACCATTTTTAATCTTTTAATCCCTTTTATGTCTTTGATGATTTCATTATCAACTCTTTCATTCATGTCATCATCCCATATCATACTCAATGAGTCACCTGGGTTTATTCTGTCCAACTCACATTGCGTATTTGTTTTTATTAACTTTATAAGTTCAATTAAATTCACGTCCAACATTCTATCCAGGTTTTTCAAAGCTAGATCTGTTTTCCCAGCTAACATCAGGCAATTTTCTATTGCAATTTCATCATCAATTTTATTTAGTGTTACGGCCAATCCGTAACTTTGTAATTTGTCTGCCCAGAAGTGCTGATCAATTATCATAGGATGTATTATTAATTTTGACTTACTATGTAACACTTCAGTTATAGTACCATAACCTCCATGACATATGGTTAACTTTATTTTATCCATTAATTCTACCCAGTTCAACTCCTTAACTAAAATGATTTTTCCCCGATAATTGTAAGCCAATTGATTCAATTCTGATTGTGGCACATTCCTATTATTGATGTCATTGTATATCACTTTGTAACCCTTGGTTATTACTCTGCTGATTAATTGGCAAATTGATTTACTTTCTAACAAAATATCGCTACTACCAAACGTAATTACACACACATTGTCACCAGTTATTATCAAATTCATTTCTCGTTTGCCACTTTCATATAATGTTAACGGACCAACTCTCTGATAATGCTCTTCTCGTGTCATCCATTCATAACTTGTTAACATTTTTCCGATCACCATCGGCTCATATGTCGCCCCTTCCATACATGAGTATATCAGTCTAATTAATTTTGCGTTTATGCTATCTTCCGTTACACTGCTTGGTTTTGTTACGACCCATTCTTCTGGAAATGTGCTCATCATTATTGTTTTTGTGTTTAATAATTTCATTATGTTTTTCTTATTAGGATAAACATTGTTCATTATTACCAATGGTTTCATATCTTTATAATTGTTGATTATATTCTCAGTTTCTTTCTTTACTAAATTTATGATTGTCACTGCTTCTGTTGTTTTTGTTACGTCTTTTCCTTCTATTACGGAACTTGCCAAAGCCATTAAAGTTGTTGAACTGCTTGTCAGTTTATGCCACTGCCTATCCCCAATTAATGCACTATGATCACTATTGGTGATGATTGTTGCTTGTACACCTAAACCCCAACACAAATCATAAATTGGCAGAAACTGCATTATATCACCTCTGGTTCCACTACACAATAACAACACTTTTGTATTTTTGTGGCAACTTATTACGATTGATTCCTCTTTATGTTTAACGACTTTGTCTGTGATGGTCAATTTTGAACAGTTGAATATGTTATATCTCAATGCTGGAGCTCTCTTACAAAATTCTAAATAGCTATTTTTCACTGGTTCTCTGTACTTATAATCTAACATCAATAGTTCTCTCATTTTTCCTATGAGCTTTACTACTGGTATTGTCACTTTATGTTTTGACATTTCCTCATCACCGAATATTTTCCACAATCTCACCCAATCTCCTATCGGCAACTTATGAAATAAGCTAACTTCACCTTCATCTTCTGTTATACAACTGGGCTCAATTCCATTTGTTAATGCTATGGCTATTTTCTCTGTCAGGTATACTCTTAAATATTTTTGCAAGTTAGGCACTATAGACCCTATAATTTTTGGATAGATATCCGGATATTTTACGGACAACCATTCCAAGGCACCATCTCCATTTGACTCACTTCTACCCATCATGGCATCAGTCACTTCATACCATTCTTTAATCAAATCATTATGTTTAGTGCAAATTATAAACCAACTTTCGAAGGTTTTATTCATGTTATTTCGTTTGCACAAAGATATCTGGAAAACTCCTGATTCTCCCTCTATAGTATGAGTCACAAATTCATCAATTGAATCAGTTAAAATTGTAGACGTATCTATCCAAATCCCTCCGAACACTTTCAATATATACAATCTTATCCAATCGGATTTAAATTGCGTCGTTTGCCTCTCTAGTTCCTCATACTTTGTTCTTGACACCATGTTCTTTATTGTCTTTTCAGTGACAATGATTATTCTATAATTTGGATTCGTCATTTGCCATGTGTTTATCATCAACATTACCATATCAGGTATTTCGTGGTCATGCCAATATGACCAAAAAATCTTTGGTATACATTTCATGTTTTGTTCAAGCAACAGTGGAGCTTTGACTGGTCTATCCTGATCAATAACTTTTCTCCATAACTCTTCATCAACTCTCGGTGCTAAATTTTCTTTATTAATATTACGCATCAGTATGGATTCCACAGCTTCTTCTTCTTCCTTTACTCTCGGTTCCTTATCTTCTTCATCGGACAACAAACCCTCTTTAATTGAATCTTTTTCACTTGTCTCCTCATCTGATTCCACAAATTTCTTTCTTAATCTCCTCCTTAATGGTTTCGGGGCACTCTCTTCTTGTAATCCCACCTCTTCCTCAATTAGCTTTGAGGCACTCTCTTCTTGTGCGCTTACCTCTTCCTCAATTGAGTCATCTATGATACCTCTCTCTTCAGGCTCCTCGAACTTCTTCCTCAACCTTCTCCTTAATGGCTTTGGCTCACTCTCTTCAATTCCTATCAACTCTTCTATCACCTCCGTTTCTTCTTGTATCTCCAATGACTCTTCGAATATCTCTTCTTCTCCAGATGATTTCACCCACTCATCATCTATTCTTTCCTTTTGCTCCTGCACCATTTCATCTTCCGGGTTATTCTCTTCGCTTAGCCTCTCATTTATATCAGATAGGTACACGGATTCGTCTTCATCCTCCATTTTGATGTCCTCCTCGAATTCTTTTAAGTCAAATTTGTAAGATTGACTAGAATTTTCTGATAACCCTTCAATACTATCTTTGTCATCATAACTTGGGCATTTGTCTTCATCATCTTCTGGTTCATGGGTTTCACCTTCGTTTATACTATTTATCCAACCTTTAAGCACTTCTTCACTGTCTTGTTGGAAATAATAACGATTCTTTCTTCGCTCAGTGTAATCCATTGACCAGTTCATCTTCTCATTTTCCTTGATTACGTCCATCATTGAATTTACCAAGTTCACATTACTATTTAAATTTTTAATTACTTCATACGCAATTTCTGACATTTTTTCTGATACCTTTCCTAACATCTGTAGCAGACCTGGCAATAGTGATTCTACCAAACCTGTTGCTAATGCATTACCCTCGCATGATGTGACTAAGTTTATTAGCATTTTAAACTTGGTTATATAGTCATTGTGCAAGTATAATGCATACCAACTTGTATTAAGGGCTACAAGTAAGTTGCCAGTGTTCATGTCTTGAATTCCTTTATCAGTGATCAATTGTGTTGATTCTAGTGTTCTAGTGTAAGCTAGTACACTCGATTCACTATCATCACCTGTCATCAATCGCATCAATATGTTTCTTAGCGTCATCCTGTTCACTTTTAATTCTTTTATGCAAACTATCTTCTTCTCTCCTATGATTCTCATCAAGTCAAAATCAATCCATGGCACTCTCACTGTCACCTCCCCACTTATATCTTGTCTTGTCCCTATGTATCTGTCCACATACCTACAATCTGGTATAACACGTCTCCTTAACTTCACTAATCTGTGGTCCATGAATTCCATAATTATATTGGCTTCCACATATTCATTCTTGTCCAAATTAACCATAATCGGTTTGCCTAACTCCACATCTTCTATTAACTTATTCCTGATTTGCTTGCTATGCACTCCATGTTTGTACCCTATCAGATTATGTTCAGAGTTAGTCTGAAAGTATTCTCCATTATTATTCAAAATTGGTGTCCACCCATACAAATACTCACTCTTATCCATTAATTCGATGAGTAATTCCTCTTCTATGCAATATATATCACAACCTAGCATTAACCTGTGACAACTCTCCTCATTCCACAGCGGGTCTATTTTGTTCTCCTCATCTTTCATTAGGTTGAAATGTGACAACTTGCTTAGCACTGATGGCAATTGTATATCATACATGTATCTCGTCGGTTCCTCCAGCTTTGGCACCCTTATTTTGATATAATATTTACCTTGTTGGCATACAGTCAACGGTATTGGCCCACCATACACTGCCACCTCTTTGCTGTGCTTTGACAATCTACCTATTGTATTTAACATGATGTTTTCTAAAATTGATTCCACGTGTGATGATATTTGTTCGTAATTACTAGTTGCAATCGTCAATTTTGGGAATCTTGCTTTTATAATGTGATTGTATAACTCATTTGCTTGCTTGTCTATTCTTATAAGATCGTGTACCCCGCTGTCTATCAACCTGTTTATCTTGTTTATTTCCGTGTAAACCAGAGATTTTATTTCAGTTCCTATCGCAAAATGCTTAGATAATGGAATTCTTAAGCCATCTATATTCAAATCTGTTACACTTATTCCTCTTATTTCTTCTCCATTTTTCCGAATATCTTGCAATGCTTCTATCACAAAAGCAGACCATGTTTTGACATTTGATTTTATTGACACTTCCATAATAGCTCCTTTCATATCAACTAGTGTATAACTTTTCTTGTATCCCATCAACTTGGATTGTTCAAGGATCAAAGTTTGGTGCGGTATCACAGATTGGTGTTCATCTGTCAATTCAATGTTGAGTGGCCTTGCTAGTTTGTTGTACAACGCAACATTTCTCATATTGTTCATATAGCACTTTGGTACGTCATCCATTGCAAACATGTTAAGCATCCATATATGTACGTTAGTTAATCTTTCTTTCAATTGCCAATAAGCATTAGCCAGATCACCTGTTAAATGCTTTAACCAATCTATGTTTGCTTCCTCTCTTATTATTACATTGGGAATTTTTAAATCTAACCACTTTACAACTGGACTTAACGAGTCATAAATCCTATTTCTCATTATGCTTATATTTCTTCTCATTATTCCCTTCCAACCATCATGGATTATTAATGTTTCAGCACCTGATTTAAAAGTCAACCCTGCGAATAATGGACAACCTTTTGTTTTAGTTATGCATATTATGCTTCCATCTAACCTAACTCTTAGCATTCCATCTACCGTTTTGTCTACTATCCATGCCAATTCTTTGATCTTGGCTGCTGATCTTGAACTCAACATTACGTTATTATCTTCCATGTTTTTAATTTTGTTATAACTTACTGCATCAGGCAGTGTTAATGTTCTATCCATATTTTCTTCAATTTTCCTTTTTATCGTATTGTTAGCCTCTATAGTAACCTCGCCATTCACATTTATTACTTTACCTATTGTGATGAGAAACTTCGTAGCTGTCGCTATAGTCCCATTTTCAATCTTCTCATAATGTATTGATGCCCCTTCCATAGCTAGGTTCATGTCATTTAATAAATTAACCTCCTGTACAGTTAACTTGTGTATATTCTTGATTTTGGTTTTCTCTGTCAATTCATCATTAAAATCAATTGCATCTGGAGTATCATCTGTTTCAGCTTCTATTTGATTAGCATTCCACAATCTTAATCCTGCTACCATTGTCATTATGTCACGCAACGATTTTACATTTGGATTTGGGTACCCATATATCACAATATCAGTATGATTTTTTGCCCTCGTTAACCCTGAGTTTAAGTATTCTGGCATGCCATTTAACTCCCACCTACCTAGAGCATTAGCACGTAAAACCAACATAGCTCTATTAACTTCCACTCCTTGGAAAGCGTGCGTCGTGACCACTAAAACAGGATTTTTTGTTATTCTTTCTTCTATTCGTATCTTATTGTAATTGTATGGTGTTATCACTACATCTGGTTTACATCTAGCTATAGCTATGTCTATGTTGTCAAATTCAGCATCATCAAATGTTGATATAGTATATGTTGTGTTATGTGTGGCTTTGCTTATCAAACCTGGTTCAACATCTTCCAATAATGTTCTCATGTTCTCACCGATTCTGTATGTGACTCTCTCTCTGGTTATATTTTTATCACTGACCAGATCCATTATATTAATAACATGTCTTACCCCTGGTGTTCTACTCATATCTATTTTCCCAATCTGGTTTTCTGCACCAAACATAACTAAACTGGTCTTGGCTTGCACCATCATGGCTATTGCCAACCAATCTACCATGGTGGCCTCATCCACATATAATGTTTCGTTGCACTTTCTATGAGTGTAAAGCGCCTTTTCCAAAGAAAGTACAACTACTCCTGGTTGCACTTTACTTTCCAGTGATTTCACCGATGATGATGTCATTGCCACACACACATCTCCTGGCTTTGCTAATTCCCCAATTTTTGTAGACTTGCCGTAACCAGCAGGTCCAGTTGTGAATTTGGCATTGTATATTATCTCTTTTATTACCTCCATCTTCAAACACGGTTGGCAATAACCAATCAATTCCCTGATCTTACTACCATAGGAGTCCTTAAGCTCTGTTATCGTCACTTCTTTCTTGAACAGTAATTGCTTGTCCAGTATTAGTTTACCCCTATCAAATCCCACTACAGCCACTAGTTCTTTTTTGTTATCCATTTTTAATATTACCAAATCGAATTTCTTTAATTTAGTTATGAAAGACTTGTGTGTGTCAAACTTGCTGTATTTGAACCAAGGCTCTACATACCCTTTTATAACTTGTCGTATATTTGCTGTGTCCCTGTCTGTTATCATGGCCCTTATTCTCACAATCGATCTTAAAATTTCATTCATTTGCTCGACAATGGCCTCTTCTGTATTGTTGGGCAATTCTTTTGCAGTGTGTCTAAATTCCGGCAAATCAGTCATCTTCAATTCCCCTTTTAATGCATATGATATCTTGTCTGCTAATGGTTTGATGTGGTCTGGTATCATCACATGAATTCTATCACTTTCTATTGAATGAATTCCTGTTTCTTTGTTATTTGTCAGATACATTTTGTCATTAATACTCGTAATCTCCACATCGGCCACTATGTTATTTGCCGGTAGTTGGTTCATTGAGTAATAAAATGTCAACTCACATATTAAATTCTCTTTTGCGGTTATGTCGCCTACATTGTGACAAGTTATAGCGCCTCTGAATCTTGTTCTTAAAATGTCAGTCCTGTCGTTGCTGTTTGCTGGGTATTTATAAGCAAAATACTGACTACCTCTTAATTTCCGTCTGATTATAGTTGGTGAAAAGTGCCCAATTTCATTAACGTTTTCTGGTTCATCAAACTTTATGCATTTAAAATAATCATCATCCAAATCATACTTACATAATATTATAGTGTTCAGACACACTAATATTAAATTCTCTCGGGTCACTTGAGCGTAATCCATTAGATTAATTTGACTAAAGGGTGGCTGGCCTCCACACAATTTTTCAAATGATTTCATTTCAATTGGCACATCACTTACATAATTGTAGGCATCATAACCGCAAGTCAAACTTCCTGAATTTGGCAAATTAATTACCTCTATAATTTCAAATGTGTCCCTAGATAAAAACGTCACCCCCTCCAAACAGTGTGGTAAATAATAATTAACACTTGGTTCTGAGTTAACGATATCTTCATACTTTACTGGTTCTTCTACATGCGTCACAAATTCATATCCTAATTTCGTTAATATATCAACTTCTGTTATGTCTCTCATATCATCCACTGCTTTATCAACCACTGGTGTTAGTAGCTTCTTGGTTTTAGCTATTGCTTTCCTCGCCTTGTTTGTAAACAGATCAACCCAAGTTTCCCTGTCCCCTTCTTTGTCTACCTCAACTTTCTTTGGTTTTAACTTATCTAACTCATTTTCTTCTTTTTCATTTTTATCTTGATATTTCTGTTTGACTTCTGACTCTTTTATAGTCGATATCATTTTCTTTAATAAGGGTTCATTCTCACTTTTGCTCATGTAATTTTTATATGCGTTGTATTCATTGACAGCATTATTGCTTATTTCTAATTTCAAGCCAGTTGTTTCCTTTCCTGTCTTAACCTCATCCGAATCAACCCATTTATCATAACGGAAAAATTTATCATTATCGGCTGGTGATGGCATACAACATTTGCAAAATTCCCTCATTGCTGTTTTAATGTTACAACATTTACACCTATTAAATATTAATGCCTCAACGTGATCACATTTTTCACCGTGATGATTGCAAATAGTGATATTCGGCAAGTTGGTGTCATAAATGTTATCGTCAACATTTATTATTTTCAAGTCTTTAAACTTAACATTCTCTGCCATTAATAACAAGTTGTCCCACAATCGTGTGTCACATATACCGGTTATGAATGATTTTAAGCTTGATGATTCAAATAGATTTAATACGTGGTCTAATGTAATTCCGAATTTTGTACTTAATAATTCAGCAAACAAACCAATTAATGTTGCTGTAATTGCAGTTTCAACATCACCCATCAATCCCCTAAATGGTCCTAATAATTTGGTAAATTTGCTATATGCATAACTTGCACTGAACATCCCTCTCAACTTCATCATACACACTCTACTTAGTATAATGTGAATATCTACTTGTTCGTATGCTATTGTTGGGTTGGCAATCACTTTGTTATGTATTACAAATCGCCTGATTGCGAATCCAACGGCATATTGTCTTAATGTGTTGTGTCCCACTTGTCCTGATAAATTTCTCAAGCACAAGTATTTGAATAAAGGTGCGTTCAGTTCAAAAGTTTGTTCCCGGAAATTCATCCCGGTCCAGTTACCCATAAAACAGTTCACATCTGGCAAGAACAATCTAATACTTTGTTTTGCCGTGTGATCTATGGCTAACATGGGTAATTGTGATTTTCTGCTGTAAGGTCCTGTCACGTTGATTAATTTGGTTAAACTTAATCGTCTAGTTTCTGTGATCAAATAAAGCTCGGAATCATACACAATCAAATCATAATCATGTAATGTCATGTACGTGTCTGCTTTCATCTTGAATCCAACTGGGTCACCGTCTAAGAACAAGTTCAGTGTACCATCTGCGCTATCAAACACCCCGGTTTTGTCCATTAATGTATTTGAAGATGACCTCATTGGTATTATAATCTGAAGCTGTCTCTGCTTTTTAACTATGCTCATTATCAAATTTAATGACATGTTCAATGCTCCGATAGAACCAAACACTGTGAACTTGTTGTTATGATCACATACCCCTGAACTAGTGCAACCTGTGGCCAATTCACTACAAAACCAGTGATCGTTTTTGTACCATTGATGATATTTGTCATCATTCTTACTCGGCAATACATCCCCAATGCATGCCACATGATTTGGATTCATCATCGTCTTAACTAATTCTGTGAATGTTGATATCTCTGCTATCAATTCTGGTTTAATGCCGTTATACTTGCTTGTGGCCCTAAAGAAACAACCACCTATATTCTTTGATATATTCGCCTGCATCAATTTATCAAAATCATGTCCCACTGGTATTATCTTCTTTTGTAGGTGGAAGAAATACTCTCTTATTGTTCGTTGATCGTCAGTTTTGATGCTTTTCTTTTCGTCCATCGATAAATCCTCGTAAGTATCTCCATAACCAAGTTTCAACAATTGTTCGATATCACCATGCAGCACGAACAAGTTTTCCATTATAAATTTAAATATGTACTCTCTAGCTTCCATCGTTATCTCTACTTTCAAATTCAAATCACTGAAGCAATAGCCACACCTCCATGGTACATGATATTTTATATCATCCGTATTCTTAACAGTTTCAAATTTATCTTTTAAAACTTTATGCTTCTTCCTGTATTTTGCCAAACTGTAGTGAACTTGCCGCAGGCCCCGGTCAAGAGAAGAATAATGATTCCATTTGTCACAAATATTACATTTCTTGATTGGGTTAAACAGTCCGTGTTCAAACTCCATTTTATAACTTACCTTACCATTTTCATCTACCTCTTTACACCTCTTTAGATTTGGTAAGTGACTCTTAAGAATTGAGGGGTCATTGACTCCGCGTATTTGATGCAGTTTGTAATACTGTGACAAACCTCCGAACTTATTAATTTCTTTATCAATTGCTCTTATGATTTCATCTGTACAATTTCCTTGACCGCTGTAGGTCACACTAATCACTGGTCTTTGATCCAGGTATTCATCAGAAACAAACTCTTTATCGAAATCTATCTCTTCAATTAAGTCTTTGTGCCTAATCCCATCTATTATAAATTGTAGTGACATATTGTTTAATTTTCTCAATTCATTACCAAGGCACACGACATTGTAATATAATTTACTCACGTTTAAAGGGCTCAAATCTGCCATGTCGAACTTATTGAACATCACGTCTTTTGTGTTTGCACAACTAGCTATTCCATAATGTTTATGTTTTGGAATTAGCATCCCTCTTACTGCTGGTACCATATAAAGTACGTCTCCATCCACATCTTGATGGCCAGTCTTAAAAATACCTTCTAAGTTCTCTATAAATTTGTTATTATTAATTGTTACCTTATAATTTCTTGGCAATTGACACCAACCATACAGATTGTTCTTGATCTCCGTGGATGGGTTCAATATTTTTCCTCTTCTCATGTTGAGTCTATTTTTGCAGTGGCTATTCTTGCTTCCAAGAGATCTAGCCACCGCATAATCATTGATCTTTGGTTTTAGTTTAAATGAGGAGGCACCCTTTCGAGTGCCCCCTCTTACAATTGCTTGTTTAATTTTGTTAGGAATTGTAA